TCAAATCGTAGGCGGCGCAAGCAGATCATCCAGTTCTTTGCGCGAGATGTAAGTGTATTTGCCTCTCTTGGTACGGGGTATCTTGTAGGTCTTGACGTAATGATAGAGCTGGTCTCTCGTCATCCCATATTTCTCCATAGCCTCAGCGATTGAGTATTCTTTGGGAGGCTCAGGCTCGGCAATGCCCTTGGCAATGTCAAAATGTTTCTTTGAATATCGAGCCTCTATACCCACTTTAATCTTTGGTATCCCTTCCTTCGATACGAGCGAATATATCGCCGATAGAGTCATTCCGAACTTCTCTTGAATCTCTGCGACAGTGTACCACTCGGTTATCTCTTCCGATGGATTTCGCTTCTCGAAATATTTGTCGATATGAGGTTTGCTCCATAGAGTTTTGCCACGGCTCTGGGTCTTGGGGAAATTCTGAGTCTGCGCGATTTTGTAAAGACCCGAATTTGAAATTCCATAACGCTTCAGGATTTCTTGAGTGGTATAGAACTCCGTGATGGCTTTTCGCTCAATTCTGACAGGCTCGAATTTGCCAGGAGTATTGAACAAGTTTTCAATATCCTCTCGGGCTATCAGATACTTCGACCCCATGCGCTTGGCTGAAATTTCACCGTTGCGCAGGTATAAGTAGATTGTGGGACGGCTCACCCCGATATAGAGGGCTGCCTCAGTGATTGAGATAAACGGCTTTTCCTTGATTTTCTCAATCGGTTTCTCCGCCATGACCTTCTCGGTTACGGCATCATGCGCTCTCACCTTCGCCTCCCTCTTACGTTGCTTGTACAGGAGACTTGAACATCTGTGAGAGCAACATGTGGTTGTGGTTTTGTGGGCGATGAACTCCATGCCACAGAACGCACAAATCTTCTTAAGATTGATGTTGCTGCTCATCGTTATTTCGCTTTATTTCGCCCGAAAAATGTAAAATCCCGTAAAATGGCGTAAAATGGCGTAAAGATTGTCCACCACCTTTCGGACGATTTTATCCCGGCTGCGAGCGAGATACAACCGGGATACAAAAATGGGCGAAAAAGGGGTCAGAATCTGTTAGAATCCGTCAGTAAGGGCATTAAAAAAGCGTGCTGTAAAGCACGCTGTACTAACGGATTGTGACGGATTGTGACGGATTCTGACAATTATGTCATTTGCCGATGCAGAAACTCAGGAAATTCTCTTAACTATCTGATATTTACTTTCTTAGATTGATATTCGAGACCTTTCAGCAACAGAATAGCAACAAATATCTGACAACTCCTGAAAAACGCCATTTTTCGCCTTATTTTCCCACACAGAATCTCGGGAGTGGGATTCAACTGTCAGACAGTCAGAGGGTCTCGGGAAAGTGATTACGGGAATCGCAACAGAATAACAACAAAAATGCAAAAAAGAGGGGTTTTCGCCCCTCTTTCAACCCTGTTCCGAGAGGTCTCGGCACAAAGATAGTTATTTTTTCAAAATACGCCGCACAATCGCTCCAAATAATTTCTTGCGGTAAATTATCGCAAGGAGGAGCAACAACGCCCAAAAGCCGTAAATTTGAGTTTTCTGAAACCACGTCAGTTTTTTCTCGACCTCGACCGTTTTTGTCTCCGTTACCCTGAGTTTAACGATTCGGTCTTTGTAAACGATACTGTCCCGATACTGAATCTCCTTTTGGGTCGGGACGGGTTTCGCCTGAGGTTTCGTTTTCAGGTCATGGAACAGAGAGCCGTCCTGATTGATTCGGGCATTACTCTCGGCAAAATCATTTTCGAGGTGGCTAAGACTGTCAGGCGTGGTTCGCTCGGCTGTCTGAGCGGGAATCTCGACAAACACGGTATCAGGAACGAAAACGGTTTTCTCCCGATATTCGATTCGGACGCTGTCTCTCCCCTGAGCGGAGGAATCCGTCGAGGAGGTCGCCGCCTTGCGGGAGGAGGCACACGCTGTCAGGAGGACAGCCGTCAGAACGATAAAGAGCAGATGTTTCATTTCTTGACGGTGTTTAGGTATTTGACAATTCCCTCGACGTGAGCCTCGACGAGCGTCTGTTTGCCCGATTCCGAGAGGAGATAGGAAACGTCCTGAACATTATCCTGAAAGAGATTCTCTGTCAGGACAGCGGGACAGGAGGTTTTTCGGAGAATCCAAAAGTTCGATTCAAAATCGGGGTCTCCGTCGGCGAAATCCGCCCGCATAGGCTTTTGATTGCCTGTCCCCGAGAATGTCGCTTTATAGGCTGACAGTCGGGCGTTCATGGCGTTCCAAATCGCTGTGGCGAGGTCGTCCGCTTTTGTCTGTCCGACCGATGTCCACACGCTCCAGCCTCGGGCGTTGTGCCACTTGTTATCGCAGGGAGGAGCGGCATTGCAATGAATTGAAACGAGGATTACGTTTCTCGTCCCGAGACGCTGACAGATGGCGTTCACACGTCGGGAGCGTTCCCCGAGAGGAACGTCGGTCTCCTCCTTGACGATTCGTTCAGCATCGATTCCTTTCTGTTTGAGAGCCGATTCGAGGCGAGAGGCTATCTCCCTCGCCCATTTGTACTCTCGGAGAGAGCCGTCGGGCGAACGCTTTCCCGCCGTGTTCTCTCCGTGTCCGTTGTCGATTAATACTTTCATAACGAAATATGTTTTTAAGATTCTGAGTTCTCCTCCTCGATATGAGGGGGCAGAGCATACGTTTTGCCTTTGAGTTTGCTGTTCGGCGGTCTCCTCCCTCGGGGGTCTTGACAGTCGCCTCTCTCGCATCGCCATTCTTTATAGTGATCTGCGAGACGGAGCGCATTTCCGAGCCGTCGTTCGAGGTCGGCTGTCTTGTGCTGTTCCTCAGTCAGAGCGTCGTTTACCCGATTCGTCTCCTGTTCCGCCTTGTATAATCGGTCTGAGAGTTCCCGATTCCTGTCGATATGTTTGTCGATAGCAGCGTTCGCATGAGACAGACGGGCGAGGAGATTGTCGTTTAACTCGTTCGCCTTATCAATCGAGGCGTGGAGTTCGGCGATTCGTTTTTCGTCGAGGTCGAAATCTTTCTGTTTGACCTCGATGTTATTCAGCCGACGTTCGGTTTTTCGGTTGAATACCCATTTGATAAACTCGAACCCTCCGACAGCCCCGAGAATCAGGACGAGAGTTTGCCACCATGATGTCTGTTCCATTTCGATACGATTGGTTAATTATCTGCAAAGGTACTCAAATATGATTATATTATAATCACTTTGAGGGCGTAAAATTACAGTTCCGCCTCCAATTCGTTGATTCGGTCTCTCTGAGCCTGTCTCTCGACGTGGAGGGTTTCAACGTCGTAAGGGAGTTCAACCCCGAGCATAAAAGCCTCGTAGCATTTTGTTATCTGATAGTCCGATTCGGCGAGTTTGTCTTTCAGGGATTGAATCTCCGTCCTGATTCGCTGAGTGTCCCGTTTCCTGTTGTAGTGATACGAGATTCGGTCTCCCGCGTCATAGGGCTGCGGGACGATAATATACTCCTCGTCCCCTGAATCGAGCCTCTCAGGGTCGAGAGGCTCGACAGGTTTCCATTCGGGGGAGAGTTCGGCGATTTGACTTTCGACCGAGATTTCCTCAGTTTTCGGGAGACCGTGTTCGTCGAGATAATGTCGAACTATCGGCTCGATGAAACGAGAACGGAGATACCCGTTCTCCATAAATCCGTATTCTGTCATAACTGTTTATATTTTAGAATTTCCAACGAGAAACTAACCACACCTCGACGTTTTCGCCGTTGATAGCGGCTTTAACGAACGTGAAAACTCCGCCCTGTCCCTCGCCGAAATCATAGTAATCGTTCTGAGAGGTATCGTCGTAAATTTTCTGTCCGCTGCGAGGATAGATTCGGAGAGACCCGTACCACCATTGTTTGACGAAAATCGTCTGTCCCTCTCGGGTCGCGGCGGGGAGATATACGTTCAGGCGAGACGAGCCGAACCCGACGACGTTCGAGATTGAATCTGTCAGGTAGGTTCCGCTCGATGTGATGTATTTCGTGTTGAGCGAGATTCCGTTCGCTTTCAGGTTGTGGAAATAACCTCCGTAATAAGGGGCTGTACCGTTATTCGAGGCGTTTCCGTAAACCCCCGCAATCAGGTTGAAATCCGCTCCCATTGACCACGCCTCTTTATTGAGGTTGCCGAACCCGAGACCGCAAATCGAGGCTCTCTGTGTCGCTCCTGTCGTCGCTGAGACGCACTGAGTTCCCGCCCTGTTTGCGAATATGCCTGTCGGGGACATATAGGCGACGGAGGAACTGTTCTTTGCCCTCGCCTCGACGATTCCCTGATTCGCGTCGATATTGATTATAGAGCCGAGGTTTTCCTGAGAATATGCGCCGCCCGAGGTCGAGGATTCAACCTTGATTTGGCTGTTCTTAGCGTCGAGGATTATTTTGTTACCGCTTAACAGAGTGGAGACGATTCGACCCTCGGAGATAAACCAATCGCCGATATTCGCTCCCTCAGCCAAGAGGAGATTCGTGGCGATACTCTCGAACGACGCTCCGAACGAGTTCCATTTCGAGGAATCAGGGGGAGCGGGGGTCGAGAATGTCCCCGCGTCGATTCGGGCGATGTAATATACCTCTTTCCCGTCGATTGTTATTTTAACGCAATCTCGGCGTGTCTCAGTTCCATAATAAGTCTTAGAACTATCATAGCGACCTCGGAACACCATAACAGGGCTTTTCCCGTTCGCTCCGTCCTTGCCGTCGTAAGGGGTCATTCTGACAGGTGTACTCCAATTCGAGATTAGGGCTGTCCCGTCTCCTGTCTTGACGGCTCGGGTCAGCCAAAGGTAATAACCCTTGTTTACCGTCGGGACGGTCGTCGTCCACCCTGAGGGATTCAGGCTCGTATTTGTCAGGGCGGGGGGTGTCGTCGTCGAGCCGTTGACAGCGAACCGCAGCTCAGTGAATCGTCCGTCGTCGCCGCTGTCTCCTTTGTCGCCCTTATCTCCGTATTTGGCAAATAGAGCGGCTTTGGAATGGTCGGAACTTGAACCGATGAACGAACCCCACACGCCGTCCGTTTTCTTTCGATAACATATCCAACAGTATGGGTTAGCCGCCGAAATATCGAGCGGATCTGCCGCCCAACCGCTCGGGACATAGCCGTCGTTTTGGCTGTTCGTCGTCGGGGTCGAGGGGGCGGCGGAACTTGATGTTCGTCGATAGATATATTCGTAACCGAAACCGTCCTCGCCTCTCCACCTCGTCCACTGATACAAATTCCAATCGAGCCTGTCGGCGGCTTGATTATCGGTATAAACGCCGATATAGGCGGCGGGGGTCTCGCCGTTGTTGGCAGACCAATCGTTTGTTGTCAGACTGTTTGCGAACTTGATATGGACGTAAGCGTTCAGACCGTTCGTTCCTTTGTCGCCCTTGTCTCCCTTGAACTGTCCCACGTCTCGCCAACCGCTTTCGTCAGCCATATACAGGTGTCCGTCTGATTGCATAACGAAAGCGTCTCCGATTTCGGCTTTATGGTAGGTTAATTGATAACCCACACCGAGCATCAATCGGCTCGACCGTGTCGCATACCACAGAGCCTGATTCTCCTCCGCCTCGTCGTCTTTGATGTCGAGCAGGGCAGTCTCGCCTCGACCAATCGGAGACCCCGCCTCCGTGAACGCTGTCGATGTGGCATAATGGGCGACGCAAGTTCCTTTGACTTTCAGCGACGTTCCGTCCTGACCGTTCTCTCCTTTGATTCGGGAGATTTGCCAAGATTCCCACACGCCGTTGCTCTTTTTCGAGGTCGCCATCCATATTGTCGATTCGTCCGACTGATTGCTCCACTGAGCGTTCGTATTCGGGTGTCCCGTCGGGGCGGACGGATTCTCGGCAGAGGAGAACTCCACGTCGAAATCGGCTGTATCAGTCATTTGTCGAGGGGCTGTCCATGTCGATTGCTGAGGGCTGAGACCGTCGGAGGAGAAAATTCGGGTCGATGCCCATAGTTTCTCCTCGCCCGAGGGGATTCCGTCGCTCCAACCGCTCGGGACAGGATTCGCATAACTGCCGCCTGTCGGGGTCGAGGGGGTCGGATTCGAGCGGAGGAAAACGGTACTTTTGAACGCTGTGTTCGGCGAGATTCCGTCCTTGCCGTCCTGTCCGTTGTCTCCTTTTGAACCCTGAGCGATTACCTGCCAATGAGTTGACGAGGTCGGCGCAACGCCTCGTGACGGGGTCGCATAGATGTAACGATACGTCGAGGTCATTCCGTTCACGGTATAGGAGACCTCGTCGCCCTGATAATATGTGTACGACGGATTGTAAACGCCACGGTAACAGCCGATGTATTCCGTGTCTCCGCTCTCGCTCTGAACCAATGTCCCTCGGAGAATCAGTTTCCGAGTTCCGTCGGCATTGAACGAGAGAGCGTCTCCGAGTTTGAGGCGGTTTTGGAGCATATCGAAATAACTGTCTCCGTCGCCCGAGACGACTCGTTCTGTCGTAACCCGACCTGGCAGAACCTCCGTGTACCCATAGAGGGTTACGAAACTCCTCTCGCCGTCGTATTCGCTGTTCAGAACCCCGACGAGGAAATAATATACTCCCGCCTCGGATTCCATTTTCCGAGCGGTCTCCGACAGAATAAACTCCGCCGCCTGAGTGTTCCTGTTCGCTTTGATATACAGGTAATATTTCTTCGACCCGTCGTCGAGGTATGAGGACGTGTAAGCCTGAACGCCCCAAAATTTATACTCGTTCGCCTGATGCTGAGAACTCAGGGAGGCGATTCCGAGCGTCATGTGCTGAATGATTCCAGCGGGGGCGGTCAGTTGTCGGGTCTCGTTGTTATACTCGATTCCGTCGGAGACAGCCGAGGGCGATGTCGTATTATTGACGAAACGGAATTGGAGGCTCTTGTCGCCGACGAGCATTGACATGGTCTGAACGGCGATAGGGTTAATGCTGTTCGTGAAATTATCCAAGAGAGCCGATTCGAGCATTGAAATCGTCTCCTTTGCGTCCCTGAATCGGCGTTTCGTGAACTGAACGGCGGCTCGATAGTTATCCTCGACCGTTACCTCCTTGCTTTTCAGGGTTTTCAGTTCGCTCGATACGCTGTCCCCAACGGTCTGATTCGAGAGTTCTATCGTCGGGCTGTGTGGATTGTTGATGTAATCTTTAATGCCCGTGATACGAACCAAAACGCCCTCCTGTTGGAAATTCGCGTCTCGGAACAGGACATACCCGCCGAGGCGGATTCGCCCGCCGATGTTTTCCCAATCCTTTTTCGCCCACAGTCCGTCGAGTTCGCCCGAGAACGAGTATTTCTGTTCCTCAGCGTCGAACAGGTGTCGGACGGCGACTCTGAACATATCCCACGAACCGCCTGTTTTCGTCTCGTCGTCTCGGATATATGAATCGGGGAGCATACAGTGGAACACGGCGTAGGAATCGCCCTGTTTCGGCTTGAACGTCTCGTTCGGCATGGTAACGCCGTCGATTTCCTGAGGGAGAATCTCGAACCGTCGGGCGGCTTTCCCGCTGACTGAGTTATGATAGTATTTGACCTCGAACTCTTTCCCCGCGAGCATTCCCGACTGAAATATAACAGTCATAGTCTCGCCCTCGATTAGGCAATCCTCGTAATTGAGATTCGAGGGTATGTCCTTATCGACGAAATCGTAAAAGTTGCTTTCGGGCTTGACAGGGACGACAGAGGAAATCCACCCGACACGTTTCGGATAGATTGAGGAGGCATCGAGACTGTCTTCTGCGAGAGAGGTCAGAGGTTTGTCTGTCCGACGGATTGAGAGACCCAAGTCGTCCACGATATAAGAGCGGGCGTTAGCGGGAACGAAACCGTCCTCGTCCTCGAATTTCTCGCCGTCGAACTGAATCGTCTGTCCTTTCGGGAGGAGGAGTTCGGCGTTTCCGTATTTGCTCGGGTTGATGTTATCCGTTCCGCCCTGAACGAACAGAATCTCGGTCGGAGGCTGTTCGCTGCTGTTCGAGCGTCCGACCCCTGATTTGAACCCGTTTCCACAGCCGTAAGCGAGAGGGAGCGGGTTATTCTTGTTATACTCGACCTTTTTCAGGGAGACCCGTTTCCCGTCGATTTCGTATTCAGTCTCGAACGTCGTCGCCTGTCGTTTCAGAGCGTCGATACAGAAATCGTGGTCGTAGTTGATTAGCGTCTCCGTTCCTGAGATACATTCGCCGACAGTCCAGCCCGTGTCCCGTCGGTTCATATTATCGACGAACATTTGGAGGTGCTCTCTCGGGGTCGCTGTGAGAGAGAATTTCAGACGACCGTCCACGGGATTCCTGAATTTCCAAATGCTTGCTTTCGCCTGATAGGATTCAAACGTAACGGTATAATCGAAACGGCGGTTATGCTGTTTCTTGAAAGCCTCGGGACGTTCGAGGGTGTATCGCTGTCCCTGAAACTGACAGTAAGAGCCGACAGGTATCTCGACGTGTTCGGGGAGGGAATATTTCAGGACGATGTTATTTTCGCCCTTGATAACCCTGTGGCGATAGGAACTGTCGTCCACGTCGATGTCGATAATCAGTTGGTCGATGTTATTGTATATCTTCATATCAAAAACGGAGTTATTTTTGCGAAATTTTCTCTCTGTGGCTCTCTTAAATCCAATTGGATATATTGCTCCAATGAAAAACAGAAACGCCACAGAGAGCGGCAAAATCGCTTTTGCCGATTAGCGGATTCCGAGGACGGCGCAATCAGCGTCCACCTGTGCTTTCAGAGCGGCTCGATATTCGAGGAACTCTTTGTAAGCGGCGATGCGCTGTTTTGCCTCGTCGCTCGACTTTGAACCGCCGACGAGACCGAGGTTCGCGGCGTTGAACTCGTTGACGAGTTTCTGTTCGTGCGAGGCGGGACAGATTGTCGCGATTACCGCCTCCGTGATTTTGTTCGAGGTCAGGGGAGACCACACGACGACCTCGTCGCAGTCCCAAGAGGTTCGGGTGCTGACAGGTTCGTCCGTTCCCTCGGCGTGGATTTCCGAGGTCTTTTCCTCGATGTTGAAACGATAGAGGAATGAGCCGTTTCCGACTGCCTCCAAAATGGAGGGCTTTGCATCATAGTTTGCCATAAACGTCTTGTTTGATGATTGTTTTTAATAAATGTTTTGAATCACTGTATTTCGCCCAGCCGAGCCAAGAGCAAATTCCCTGTTTGTATTCCTTGACGGGGACAGGAGGATTTCGCCTGTTCAGGCGGGCGGCTGCTCGACAGAAATTTTTCTTGATTGTCTTGCGGATCTGCGTCTGATTGTGATAGAACACGAACCCGACAAAATCCAATCCCCGACCGTGTTTGTCGTATCGGTTCTCGGCAATCGGGAATACTTGATAATTCCCTTTCAGGGTCAGTTGGAGTTCTCCGCTCAGATACTCGTCGATGAATCGGCAGAGTTCGTGGAGAGCCTCTTTCGACCTCGAAAAGAAAACCCCGTCGTCGGCATAAATTACTCCCTTGATTCCTTTTCGCTCGTTGATTTTGTGGACGAGGTAAGAGAGAATCAGGTTTGCGAGATACTGACTGAGATAATTCCCGATAGGGAGCGAGCGTCCCTGACAGGTTTTCTCCATGTCGAGAGCGTCGGGGAATCCGTTCACGCTGTCGATTATCTCGTCGAGCAGGGCGAGGGTGTCTTTACATTTTATCTTGCGACGGATTATCCGTTTTGCGACGCTGTGGACGACAGACGGGTAAAATTTCTTGATGTCGATTTTAAGGCAGTAACGGCTGTTCTCCTTATCCCTGAGAATCTCTTTTACCCGTTTCATTGCTCCGTGGATTCCTCGTCCCTTTATGCAACTGTATGTGTTATACGGGAACACTTTCAGCCAAATCGGTTCGAGGACATTCATAATTGCGTGATGAACGATTCTGTCGGGATAGTAAGGGAGACGGTAAATTAGCCGTTCTTTCGGTTCTCTAACGACGAACACCTCGTAAGGCGATGTCCTGAATGTTTTCGTTAAAAGAGCCTCGTGGAGCGCAAGCAAATTCGCCTCTCGATTGAGGTCATGGGTTCTGACCCCATAGGTGTGGAGTTTCCCCCGACGAGCCTTGTCGTCAGCCCGTCGGAGGTTCTCCAGTGAGATTATTTTGTCGTATAAATTTGTTATACGTTTCATTGCTTTGCTTTTCAGGTGGGGCGGTCGATAGCCGATACAAAGGGCGTTTCTACTAACTCCGTTTGAGTTGATAATTTTTTCGCCAAGAGGCGAGGTCGTCGTTCCATAATATCTTTTGACAGGCGATTAAACCTGTTTGAAAATCAATTGCGAGAGCCGATGTTCGCATTCGTATTCGAGGGGGCGTTATTCGAGTTCGCATAGGCGAGACCCGCATTCGCACCGTTATTCGCGTTACCACCGAACAGAACACCACGGGAACGACCAACCTTATATTTTTCACTCGAACCAAAAACGGTTTCCGTTTCCTCTGAGAGTTACTTTTCGCGGGAATTTGTTCAGTCTCTTAATCTCTTTGAGGACGTAGAGAATGTCCTGAGAACCCGTGAAAAACTTTCGAGCCTCCGATTCGGGGCTGTCCCTCTCGGGGCGGATTTGGACGAGTGTCTGACCTGTTGTTCCTTTGGCTTTCGAGAATCGGGTCGGCACATCTTCGAGAAAAGCGTGAACCCAAAACGAGGTGTTTACGATTCTCGACTGTTTGACCTCCTCTCCTTGTAGGCTGCGGCTATGTTCGTCTCTCGGGATTCTCAGGAACGCGAGAGAACCGTCGTCCTCGACCTCGGGAGTTTCGTTTGTCTGATTGGTTTCCATTGTTTCTTTCTTTTTGGTTTATAATTCCCCCGCTCCTCAGAGCGAACCCCGAAAAGCGGGGGACGGGGGACGATTATGCGGGTATAAAGCAAAGGCGAGAGCCGATGCTCGCATTCGCAGCCGAGGGGGCGAGATTCGAGTACGCAGAGGCGAGACCCGCACTCGCACCGAGAGACGCGTTACCACCGAACAGAACACCACGGAGCGTCTCTGTGGTCGGAATGTTGGTGTAGTGATAATCGCAGAAATAGGTCGTCGAACCTCCGCCGACAGCCGACGGCATAATTTCGCCGTATTCGCCTCCGATTATCTCTTTGACATAGCCCTCGGTTCGAGCCTCGTTTCCGACATGGCTGTAACCGTCGTAACCGTTGTCCTTGAATTTCGCGGGGTCTTTGCAGACGAACACTTTCGAGAGACCGTCGCCTCCGTTCTCCTCGGTCGGACTGATTCGGACGTTAATTCCGTCAGTCCATTGCCACAGGTGTCCGAACGGGTTCTCGATACCGCGATAGCGGGGAACATTCGTTACGACAGGAGCGGTCGCGTCGGGGTCGTATTCTGTGGGCATAGTGAACGGAACGACCCCTGTCCTGTTTCCGAGGCTGTCGGTGTAGCCGCAGGGAATGAATGGATAGTAACCGTTGAGATTGTTCCATTTCGTTCCGTTCAGGTCGGTAACGCCCGCTCCGAGACCGCCCTGTCGGAATCCCTCTGTGGTCAGTTCGGGATTATACGCCGCCTGAGTGTTGAGCGTTGCATACTCGACGACAAAGAGCCAATAAAGAGCCTTATGCGCCTCGTATGTCATACAGTTCCACTCGGTCGAACCCGCCTTGCGGTTGCGGGCATAGGTGCGGAAATTGGTTCGACTGATAGCGGTCGCGGGGAGACCGAGGAGCGAACGATACGTTCCGTCCCAAGTGGCGTTATTGTTGCCGCCTCGGAAATCGACGGAGGTATTGACGACGGACGACAGTTTGTTCCCTGTCCTCTGAACAGTCGCCTCGTAAGCCGAAATATACATTTTCGGCACTTGATGATAGCCAGGGAGGGGGAGTTCCGAGAGACGGACACGGAAAATACCGCCCTCGTAAGAGAATTTGCGATAATGGAGCGGGATTTCGACCATAACCTGACCGCGTGAGCCGTCTCGGGTCTGTCCCGTCCAATCATTCGGGGCGAGGTATTCGGTTACGTCGCCGTTGTCGTCGAGGAGACAACCTTTCAGGCGGGAATGGATAGGCAGCGACTTGTGGAGGGTTACGTCGCCGATTCGGGTACAGGACGGAGCGGAGACCGACAGAGAGCGTTCAACGCCGTAGGAGCATTGTTCTTCGAGGTAAGGGAGGAGCGAGGCGAGAGCCGCTTTCTTGCTCTCGCCGTCGGTGTCGAGAACCTCGACGAGGAGGTCGAACGGTTTTGTTCCTTTCACGTCGGGCAGATCGCTGAGACGCTTTCCGTTTTGGAACGCCTCGATTATCTGAACGAGGGTCTGTTCCTGAGCTGCTGTTAGAGCCATGTTGAAATTGTTTTTTAATTGTGAAACTTGATTGTTAATTCATTCGGAACGCACCCGACGCTGTCAGGCGGATTCGGTTTCGGGTGTTGACGAGACGGACAGTCGGTTCGCCGACCTCGACCTCGATAACCTTTGCGAGGGCGGTGTTTATGGTCGGTATTACCTGAACCACGGAACGACCGCTCCCGATGATTCTCAGACGACCGTCAGGGGCGACGGTAACGGCTTTGTTGTCGCTGATGAATATAATGTTCTGCCGAACGCCTGAGGGGGACAGGACGGCGTTTATATACACGGGAGCGACATTTCCGAGGGTCAGGTGGGGAACGGGTTCGACGGACAGGGCTGTCGGGAGGATAGTCCCGAGAAAATTCAGGAGGCTCTCTGTCGCCTGAATCGCGTCCTCGGTTGCGTCCTGAGCGTCGGAGGTCGCTCCGTCGGCATCCTCCTTTGACTTGTTGGCTGCTGCGGTCGCCTCCTGAGCCTGAGCCGTCGCCGCCTCTGCGTCCCCTTTCGCTTTCAGGGTTTCGGTTTTGGCTGTGTTCGCGGCTGTCGCTGCGTCGTTCGCTGACTGAGCGGCTGAATTTGCCTGTCCCGCTGCGGTCGTCGCCTGTCCCGCCGCCTGAGCAGCCGCAGTTGCTTCCGTGTCGGCATTTTGGGCGGCTGTTGTGGCGAGAGCCGCCGCGTCGTCGGCAACCTTAGCCGCCTCCGCTGTTTTTGTCTCGACGAACTCCAACGAAACCTTGACGGAGCGGTTATCCTTATCCGTTCCGAGCGTAAACAACCCTTTCATGGAGTTATACAGGGGGAGTTCCGAAATTTTGACTTTCTTCATTGCTTGACTGTATTTTAATTGTTGAATCTGATAGAGCCGTTTCCTGTCAGGCGGAGAACCGTTCTGTTATTGACGAACCGAACACTCGGGTAAGTGAATCGGTCGGGGAGCATATCGATGGCGTTAATATCGTCCTGAGTGAATACGATTGTTCCGTCCTCGGTGGCGAGAACCACGTCGCCGTCCTCGATTCTGAACGAATGGGTAAACGTCAGGGTCAGGGTAAATTTGAGCCAAATTTTATCGTCGGGATAGAACTCCTGAACCTGACAACTCTTATAGTGGAACGGAAACTCCTGTTCCAACTCGTCCACCCTGAGGAGGTGTTCGTCGGGTCTTATCAGGTCGAACAGGAGAGCGTCGTAATTGCGCCACAGTTCGTCGAGAGAATCCGCCCGCATAAGGCAATAGACTTTCACGTCCTTTGCCTTGTAGCGAACCTGAACGCCGTCGTAAATCGCTCCTGACAGGGAGGACAGGTTTCGGAGGAGATTCGTTTTCACGGTCGAGGGTTTCAGAACCTCGGCGAGCGTCCCTTTGAGAACCCGAACGCCGTAATCTGTGAATTTCCACCCGTCGAACTTGTAATCCTCGGAGGAGGGGACGGAACTGTCTGGTATCCGATATTTATATCCGTTCAGAGGAAAATCGTCGGCGAGTTTCAGAGTAACCGTTCCGAGAGCCTGAGCGACAGCCATATTCGGGACGGAAACGAGCCTGAGCCTGAAATCTCGTTTGATGTAAACGCACTCGAACCTGTGATACGCTCCGTCGGATAACAGGTCAATCAGGGCGGGGAAACGGCTGAACTCGCCTCCGATAGCGATTTTCAGTTGCACCTCTCGGGTGTTCAGGACAGGGTTCGACAGGTCAGCCTCGATTCCGTCCTCCTCTTGCCAATCGTTCGAGGTTACGGATTTCAGAGGGGGAAAGGCGACGAGGTCGTTCCAGCCGCCCTTAACGACGTAAACTCCATACTGTTTGTATGCGTCGTTACCGTCTATGTATAATCGTCCTGTCAGCATATTATTTCCTGAGTGTTAAACCTTTTATCGAAATATCTTCGAGAGCGTCTCGGGTCTGTCGGGAATAACTCTCGACCCTCCCGAGGCGTTCTTCAATCTCAGACGTGTTACTCTCGATGTTCAGGACGGATTCGAGAATCAGACCCGAGACGGCGACGAGTTGTTTCGTGCTTTCATTGATTGAATAAGTATGTCCCTGAATCGCCGTGGCTCGTCCGTTGAGTTCGTCCACGCTCTCCTGAGAGGCTGTGGCGATTCCTTTCTGACTTGCCTGTCTCCCGTCCTCGTCCTCAAAAATGGTTATGCCCTTTGCAGCCGCCATTTGCTGATACTTTTCGAGGAGGGCGTTATAATTGTCCTGCTGTCCGAGAATCCCGCTCGTCATAGCGTCGAGAATCGAGATATACCGATTAAATTTCTGCTCCTCAGTCAGGGATACGTCTGTCATTGTCGCCAACATTTCGTCGTTGGCTTTCTGAATAATACCGCTGAACAGGGTCGAGAAAATTATTTGTTTCCCGATATTCTCCAACATTTCGGCGACGCTGTCTCCGAACGCCTCCGCTGCGTCTGTCCCGTTCTTGAACGCATCGACGAGAGCGTCCGACATTGTATTTCCGAGGTCGCCAAAAATTCCTGTGAGATAATCTTTAACCTCCTGATACGCTTTCTCCGCCTCGTCGTACAGGTCAATCATATTTTGGAGAGCCTCTTTACCCTCGCCTGAGAATGTTCGGGTATTTAAGATACTCTCGGCTAATTTCCGATTGAAATTGCCCTGTTTGTCAATCAGTTCAGGATATACGTCGAGAATTGAGGAATATATGTCCTTACCCTTACCCCAGCCGAACAGACCCGTTTTTTTGTGTCCCGTCTTAATTTGAATGTCGGCGAGACCTGAATACAGGTCTCGCCGAGAATAATTATAATTGGCAAGACGATTCCAAAATGAATCGCCAAAATCCTTATATGAGAATTTCCGCTGTTGCTCTGCCGTTCCGACGATTTCCTGTCTCAGGGCGGCGTAAGCGTCTTTCATAACGAGGACAGCGTTCGTCGCCTTTGCGTAATCAATCGTTCCGAAAACCGTGTTGGCTTGCTCGTAAGCGAGACGCTGTTCGAGGAGGGCAAGATTATAGGCTCGTTGTTGAGCCGTCGCCTCCTTTTGAATCTCTTTGAGAGCCTTAGCGTGTCGGGCGTTTGCCGAGAATATCGAGCCAATGAGGTTAATCGCCTCGCCCGCAGCGGCGGCGATTCCTCCGATGAGACCTCCCTGTGCGAAACCTGAGGCGATATTCGACACGGACGACATAACTGTTTCAATGGTCGAGAACGCCTCTGCCGCTCCGTCATTGCCCGCCGCCTCAAACATGGCGGAGAGTTTTCCCGCGATTCCGCCGACCATATCAGCGCACTCGGTCGCAGCGGCTCCGACCTTTTTCAGTTTCGCCTCTACGCTCTCTCCGTTCTTTCCGTCCTTAGGTTTCTCGAACAGGTCTTTCAGAGCGTCGGAGAGAGCCTTGAACGGATTACTCCTGTTCGCAACCTCCTGTAACTTCTCGACCTGTTCTGTTATCGCTTTGATCTGCTCGGGCGATGATTTGAGCGTCCGCAACTGTTCAGCCGTGAACCCGAACTGCGGAGTTATATCAGCGTCCTCGGTATTCGTCAGATATGAGAGCAGATCTCTCGTTTTTTGATAACCCTGTTAATCTCCGAGGTACTCTTTGTCGATGCGTCGGCGAACAGTTCGACGAACAGAGAGGAGGTTTTCTGCAACGATTGAACCTCCTCGTCGTTAATCGACTTTATGCTCTCCCTCCGCTGTCGCTCCAATTCCTCGATAGCCGCCTGTCTTGCGGTTTCATCTATCGGAGCAGCCTCCAACGCCCGACGCTCGGCATCGAACTTTTTGTTCGTCTCCGTGCGACGGGTCTCGTAATCCTGATATTGAGCGAGGAGTTTTTTATAGAGATTCTCCTTGCCCTTAACCTCGAACTGTTCGGCGATAGCGTCGTATTGAGCCAACATGGACTGTTGACCCGCTGTCAGGTCTGAACGGGTCAAACGATTCGGGCTGTTCACGTCGAACAGAGAGTTCCGATATGCGAGTTGCTCTGTTTTTGTCGCTGTCGGATTGAGGTTCAACCATTCGCGGAGTTTATTATCAGCGAGAGATTCGAGCAATTCCTGCTCTCTCTGTTTGTTCTCCTGAATCAGGCGGCGATAGTTCAGGTTCAGTTGCGCCAATTCTCGGTCGAACCCCTCCTCCTGTAATTCGAGCCTCTTTTGAGCGATGTCTAATTCAGATGCCTCGACAGCCTCCTCGACTGACCGAGTGTAATCCTGAATTTGACGGGTTCGGTCGGCTTGTTGGTCGGCTAATTGTTTCGCCTCCCTTTCAGCCTCTTTACGTTTACGTTCAGCCTCCCGAGCCGCAGCCTTACGCTTGCGCTCGTTCTCTTTCGCGTTCGCCTCAGCCTCCCGAGCCGCAGCGTCGGCGGCGGTCTGTTTATTTTCCGCTGCCTGAGCATAATCTGCCCCTCGCTGTAATAGTTGTTGTTTCGTCCAAGTCGTGCCGTTGACGGTAAGGGTCTGACCGTCCTGTAAAGCCGCTCCGTGCGACGTGAACCACTCCGCGAGACGTTTCAGTTCGGGGAGGTCTTTGCTATTCATCCAAGCGGGAACTTCGGCGTTAAATTTGATTGTGAACCCGATTGTATTCTCGCTATACTGAGACATAAGGTCTTTAATCCGTCGATACAGTCCGTGAACGTCGTCGTCCGCTCCTCGGACGCGAGACCCGATAGCGGCGACCTTTTCCTCGAAAGTCATTGTGCTGTCGGCGGCGGCTTTCTCGGATTCATAAACAGTACGAACAGATTCCTCGTATTCGTTCAGTCGATTTTTCGCGTCCAAGACTGTCTGAATATAAGACTGCCAACCTGTTTTCCAGTTGTCCTTTGTCCCCTGAGTTCTCCAATCGAACTCCTGTCGAATTGTCTCCTCGCTGATTCCCATCGTCCGCATACGCTGGGCGATTTCGTCATACATTTCGCGGAGACCTTTTATATATTCCTCGCCTGTTTTTCCCGCGATTTTGTCGATATTATTTTGAACGTAATCGGCAATAACAGTCGTGATTTCGGCGGATTTCTCTTTGAGTTCTTTATGAACGTCAGTCAACCCAGCCCAATCGCCGACCCAAGTATCCTCGATGTCCTCTTTCAGGGAGGATTGCGCCTCGTTGACTTTCGTCTCGTAATCGGTCTGTCCCTGAGATATGTTATTTGCAAACTGTCGGGCAAGAGCCTCCTCCTTAATCAGTTCGATTGCTTGCGCTCTTTTCTCGTTGATAACGTCGAGACTGTCGCCCTCCTTAACGGCGGCGATTCCCCATTCTTCGAGAATGGAGTTCAGGTCTCCCATAACGCTCTGATACGTTTTTGTCCCTGATGTCAGCCCGCTAAGGGTCATTGTCAGAGAATCCAATCGAGAGAGGGTCGTCGCCGCTTTCTCGCCGTATTTCTGAGTTATCTCGGAGGCGGCTGATGCGCTGTTATGGAACAGTCCGAAAGCGGCGGCAGCGGCAGCGAGGAGACCGATTACGAGACCGAGAGGATTCGCCTTGCATACGGTGTTAAACAGGAGCATCGCGTCCTTTGCGGAATGAACGTATTTCGTCAGGGAAATAAAAGCCTGAACCGTCCCCAAAACGGAGGCGATTTTGTGAGCTGCGGCGACAGCCAAGACTGCCGCTTTATATGTTCCGAAAGCGGCGGCACAAGTGATAATCACTTTACCGATAGTCTCCCAATGTTCGATAACTCCCGAGATAACCGAGAGAGTGTCGGAGATTGCGTCCTCGGATTTCTTTCCGAGTTCGTTGAACATTTGCTCGATAGCGTCCTCGATGTTAGCCATCTGTCCCGCGATGGACTGAGACTGTTTCTCCATAAGTCCGCCGAACTTGCTCCCCTCGCTTGTCAGAGAAATAATCGCTTTCTCGACCTCGGGGAAACCGACCTTGCCCTCCTCGACGAGGCTTTTGACCTTGCTCTGAGAGACCCCGAACTGTTTTGCGAGTTCTGCTGTCAGGGGGATTCCTCGACCGAGGAACTGATTCAGGTCTTGCGTGTACATTCGACCCTGAACCATTGTCGTTCCATACAGGAACGCAAGGTCGTTAATCGGAATCGAAAGTCCAGCGGCGATGTCTCCGAGGCGTATCAGGGTTTCGTTCACTTTGTCAGCCTCGACCCCGTAGGCGAGGAGTTGTTTCGCTGAATTTGCGATGTCTGACATATTGAACGGGGTCGTCGTCGCCGTCTGAATAAGTTGATTCATTAAATCGTCGGCTTTCGACTTGCTTTGGAGCATAGTCGAAAACGCGATTTCCAATTGCTGAAACTCGCCTCGAACCTTTGCGACCTGAAACGCGAAATCTTTTAACTGTGAAACCGCAAACGCTCCAGCGACCGCCGCTCCGATTTTTTTCATCGATGCGTCGATTGCGTCGCCCTCTCGGGTCGCTGATGTCCCGACCCCGTGGAGAATCTGAGTTGCCTCGGCTGCGTCGGCTCTCAGGCTCGAATTATCGAGCCGAGCGGCGTAATTTAGTCTGCCTTCATCTACGTTCATGGCTTATTCGCAATTTTCTAAAAATGTCCTTAATGCCCCTCGATTCGCGGGGTCGTCCGCTTTGATTACGTCCTGTTTGTCTCCTTTCCCTGATTTCCTGTCAGGATTATAAGACGGGAGAACCGCTCCCAACAGAATCATATTCGCATAACTGAGGTCATAGAGGACATATTCGAGAGTGAAATTATATGCTTTTACGATTCCCGCGATTATTGCCCACACGCTGTCGTTTCGTTCTCCACTTTCGTCTGTCGCAGGAGATTGATGTCGTTCAGGAAAGTGGTAAGAGCGAAAAAATCCGCCAACTCCATTCGAGATAAAAGTATCGCAATAAGTCCGTGGAGCTGCGAGGGAGAATACGTTTCGAGGATTTCTCTCGACAGTTCGGATTCGCGGTCGATTTCTTTCGTTACAGGGACGGAGACCTGATGTTTCCATAACCCCCACAGGCGCGATTTGCAGACCGTCTCCCGCGTTGTAACTGTCTCCCTGATATTCTTTGCGCCGAGAATAAGAATCGCGGCTATATCGCCGAGGAAACGGCAATCTTTAGCGACGGCGAGACTGTCCGAGACAATTTTTTCACTGTCGAGGCTCAGTCGGGGTAAATGCGAGACAGCCTCCGAGACGAGAATCAGCGTTGCGACGCTCGGCGGGGCGGTTTCGTATTCCTTGTCTCCAATTCTTATTTTCGTTGCCTGTTGGAGAATCGTTTCGGCAACTTTCTGTTCGAGTGTTTCAGCCATTTTTGAAAAAATTTATTTGTCGCGGGAGGAGGAATCGAACCTCCAACGGCGGGCTTTCGTCTCCGCTGATTCGCCTGTATCTGCCCCGCGAAATGGAGGCGGGGGTTAAATCCCGCCTCCGTCGTTAGGAGTTTCAGACGAGCGTTTAATTGCCCGCTGTTTTGGTATAGGGCTTTACCATTTTGCCTGTCGCGGGTTTCAGAACCTTTGCGACATAGTGTAACAGGATTCCCTCGGCGGTCGAGTAAGAATCTTCGAGGCGGAGAGTGCAACGGTCAATCAGGATACCCTCGCAAGTATCGTCCTCGGGGGTCAGGCGGAATGCGTGTTCGCCCGAGATTACGCCGTCGTTATCTTCCCACGGACGAGTGCCGCCCTTTTTGACGAACAGGTCGAACTCGAAAGTATATTTGTTCTTGCCCGTTCGGGAATCGACAGGTTCGCCGCCCTCTTCGAGAGCCTCGCTCTCCTCGCCCGCTGTCGGGGTGAGTTTGGTGGTGTCCTTTTTCGGAGTGTCGATTTTTGTCCACGTCGCAGACGATGCGGGAGCACCGTTCGTTGACGTTGTCGTTTCGATTTGGGGCTTGCCCCAGCTGAGTACAGACATAATTTTATTGATTTTGAATGTTAATTTTTTCGATAACAGGCTGAATCTCGATGATAGAGCCGTCGTCGGTTTCGAGAACAGGAGCGTAACCCTTGTCGTCCTCCGTGTCCTGAGCGTCTATCATTGCGGGCTGAGGGACGAGAATCGGGGCGTAATCGTCGCCATAATATCTGTATCGGAGTTTTACGACGACAAAATGCTGACTGATTTTGGATTCCTCCTCTGTGTGGATAGTATTCTGTAACTCGAATTTATAACAGGAGACCTCGGCTGTCAGGGAATCGACCCAAGCCTGTGCGAGACGTTCGAGTTCCTCCGTGCGCTGTCCGTCCTCGACCATAACCCCGTTGTCGTAAGGGTCGATGTCAGGGACGAAAATGTTCACGGTTACGACCCCCTCCTGAATCTCAGTCGGGATTCCTGTCGTAAACGTAACGACAGCGTCCTCGGCTCGACTGTCTCGGGGACGCATACCGTTCCGATAGACCTCGCCCGAAATCATCGAATAAAGGGTGCTATCTCTCAGGAGTTGGTAAACGTCTCCCTGAATCTGTTTGCCTGTCTTTGCCATAACCTGTTTATTTTAATCCGAGTTGTTTAAGCATTTGGGGTATAAGCCGTTCAGCGAGTAACTCTGAACTGTCGAGAACGTCGAGACCTTTCGCCGAAACATAAGAGGCGTATTTCATTCCCGCTACGACCAACAGGACGATTCCTTTCGGATATTTATCTATCAGTTTTTGCGCATACGTCTTGCCTGTGTTCTGTCCTGTCGTCTTATCCGTTCCTCTCTCGGACGGCTCGAAATCGCTCATTCGGACGACCTCGCCGTCGATGGCGACGATATATCCGACAGAACTGCGGAGGTTTCCCGTTTGGTCTTTATACGAATTGGTCGAACGGGCGGCAATCAGCACCTGTTCTCCGATTGCACAGAGGTTATAAACGAGAGCCTCTGTCAATCGCTCGACATGGTTTTCGAGCATTCGTTCAATTTCCGCACGGGGGGTTCGACATTCGATTGGCATATCAGAGTTATTTTTTGCGAATTTCGCGTCTAACGGCGTTTGACGTTCGAGTGGTGTGTTTATACCATAATCACGTTTTGCGTCGAAATACGGGCTTTATACGCTTAAATCAAAATCCTAATCTCACAAACGGCGGGCAGAGGCTCGATTTGGATAACAGAAAACTCCCCGACGACCGCTCCCGACAGGTCTTTCAACCTGATTTGTTCTGCGTCGAACGGCTGCTCCTCAATCAGCACTGAATACTCGGCTGTCTTGAAATGTTCGCCGTTTACCCGTCCGAGATTGCTGTACTTGTTTGCCGAGTACTGACAGGGTATCGGGGCACTCCACGAAACGTCCGTCGGTTTTTCGGGGTAGCCCGTTTTCAGGTCTATCCGTCCGACAGATTTCCGTTTCGTTTCGATTGTTCCGTTTTCTATTATCATAACCGTGAGCCTTTGTAACCGTAAGTCGGTTCGTCCGACGGCGTGTCCTCCTCCCCGAAATCATCGTAAAGAGCGTTCGCCCGATTCCTGAGACGCTGTCTCTGTTCCTCGGAAAACGAATACGACTGTCCGCCCTGAGAGACGTTCGGGGCGAGAGACAGCCACAGGAGCAGATCTGCGACGGCGAGATTATAACTCTTGCCTTTGAGGTCTGCCTGAGTTGCCTCGGCTGTCAGCGACAGACCCCGTCTCTCTCCTGTCTCGACGAGAGTTCGGAGAGGAACGGGATATGCGCTAACACTTTTCAGGGATTCGAGAATCGTTGCCATAATTCACATTTTTAGCCCCACGCCTGACCGTCGGTGCGGAGATAGATGTTTCGGTAAACGGTGTCGAACACGGGGACGGCATCCGCCTGACCGATTGTTACCTCGCCCTGAGGCTCGATTGTGCCGTATTTCTTTACGATTGTGTGGGAACGCTCGGCACGGAGAATCAGGTCGCTATTCTCTTGGAGAATATCGTACTGAGTTGTGCCGAGTTTCTCGGTCTCGGAAAGAATCAGGCGACGGTTCTCGAACGGGTTGCCCGAGGTCTGAGTTCCGTCGGCAAATTCGCGGGTGATTGTTTGGTCGATAACACGGAGCTGCAGCCCGTTGAGCCACGCCTGCTTTGCGAGCATGGAGTTCACGGAGGCGAGGTCGGGGGTCTGAGAGATTCCGAGAGCGTTCGAGGCGAACGAGGCGCACTGTTTGATAATCTGTTCGGCGGAGCAGATTCGATACAGTTCGTCGAGGTTGATGAACGCGAATTTCGGGTTCAGGCTGTGGTCTTTAGCGAACTTGACAGCGGCGGCAAGGTCGCCGATAATGTCGGCGGTGGACTTGTTGTTCCAGTCGGTCGTTACGGTTCGTTTCATTTCGTCGTCCACGTCGTAATCGAGGTCGAACTCGTTCGCATAGGTTGCGTTGGTGGTCGGCGTGAACGAGATTTTACCCGCGTTCGAGGCGAGTTTCCACGCGATGTATTCGAGTTCGGACTGAACGCCGTTGAAACAGAAATCCACGTCCTCGCCCCAAAACTGAACGAGTTTCGTTGCGTCCTCGTCCTGAGCGAAAGCGAGGGCGGTCTGATACTCCTTGATTTCGGCTCGGGTCATTTCGCGGGAAATCGAGATGAACGGAATGTCGCCCATAGCGGTCTCGAACACGGGACGACGCTTGCGGAGGATTGTTCCGTTATCGGTGTGGAGGTCGGCGGCGAC